ACGTCCTCGGCGCTCTTGGGCACGAACTCGATCACCTTGTCGCCGCCCGTGAAGATCCGCAGCAGGGACGGCAGCATGGCGAGGATCGTGTCGCGCACCTCGGTCATGATGACCTGGCTGCGGCCCTCTTCCTCGTTGCCGAAAACCTCGCCCAGGAAGTAGGCCATCGCGCGCTCGCGCGCAGGCGCGAGATAGCTGTCGATATACGTCTGGGAGTCCGTGATCGCCTGGAAGACGATGTAGCGGAACTCCTCGTCGTCCATGGGCTCGTTCTGCGGCAGCATGTAGCCCGTCTCGTCGTTGTAGACGTCGCTACGCGCCGGGATGTTCACCACGTCGGGGTCGTATCGCCCAGGGGTCACGCCTTGAGCCATGGTCTAGACCTTCTTCCTAACACGCCACCACTGCCAGCCCGACTCGGAGCCGACTTCGTGGCTTGGGAAAAACTCACTCACAGCCCGCTTTACACCGTCCATGGGCAAGTCATCACCACCAATCACGCCGCCGGGCTTCAATCTGGGCCACCAGGCCTCCAAATCGGCCTTCACCTCGTCGTATTCGTGGCCGGCGTCGACCCACACGAAGTCAACACTCTCCCGCGGGAACAATCCAGCGGCTTCTGCGCTCGGCATGCGCAGGACATTGCCCTTCGGGTAGTTGGCGCGGGCAATATTGGCCAGGAACACCTCGTAGACCCGCTCGAGCTCGGGGTCCGTCTGGTGCTCGGGCTCATTCGACCCGCCCCAGTGGTCGACAAAGTAGATCGACGGAGTTTTTCCGGCCAGAAGCGCCTCGACGAGTAAAAAACACGCCGATCGGCCCTTCCAAGAGCCCAATTCGACAAGGACAGAGCCCTCCTGGGCCTCCCGGATCGCGTCCCGGTAGGCCTGGGAGAAGTTGAACCAGCCCTGGATCTCGTCGAAGTAGTGCTTCAACGCTTCTTCGCCTTGCCAGCCTCACTCAGCGCGATGGCGATCGCCTGGTCCCGGCTGTTCACCACCGGCCCCTTCTTGGAACCGGAGTGCAACTTGCCCGCTTTGTACTCGTCCATCACCTTGCCCACCTTTTTCTGGGCCTTCGACATGCCTTTCACGCTGCGCTCTCCATGATCTTGCCCGCGGCCTCCTCCACATCGGTCGGAATATCCGCCCGACAGGCTTCGGCATGCTCATGCGTGAACTCCATCGACCCGATGTGCTTCACGTCCTTCGACAAGTCGTGGTCCACCAGCACCTTGAAGCCGTGCGCCTGGGCCAGCTTGCAGAAGTAGATGTCCTCTCCGACGTACATCCCGCCGCTCGGCAGGTACGACACGTTGAACCAAGGCTGCGGCAGCTTCTTGAAGACCTCCGTCTTCACCAGCATCGCCCCCATGCCGATCGCGTCCACCTCCTCGAGGCCCGTGCGGTCGTGCGAGTAGATACACTTCAGCGTTGCGAAGTCGCTGAAGGCCACCGTCTTCACCGGCAGGCGGCGCGTGGCGTAGTTGCAGGCCACGATGTCCTTGCCGTGCGCGATCAGCTTCTCGAGGATGTAGGACGGGAAGCGCATGTCGCTGTCGAGGAAGAGCGCGTAGTCCGCTCCCGCCGTCAGCGCCATGCGCGCCAGCTTCGCACGCTGGTCCGCGATCAGCGTGCCGTTGACGATGTGTACGTCGAAGCGCGTATTTGGGGGCGCGTTGCCGTACCAGCGCGCCGACAGCATCGCTAGGTCGTGCGCGAAGCCGGTCGCAACCTCGTCGCGCGCCGGGACGCAGATGGAGACGTTCACTGCGTTTGCTCCGTACCGCCGAGAAGACCAGACGGAAGAATGGCAGCAGGGGCCACGCCCGCCAGCGGGATCATGTTGCGCGAGTACAGGCGGAAGACCTCCTCGGGGGACATGCCCAGACCCTGCGCGGTGATCGAGACGCGCTGATTGAGGAGCTCCGGCACCGTGTGGGCGTCGGACGCTAGGCCCGTGCGAGGCCCGTAGTGGAACCACATCAGCGCCTGCGTATCTGCCGGCGTTAGGCCCAGCCGCTCCCCGACGCGCGTCGTGATGTCGTTGTAGATGGGGTACTCGGTCGAGACATCCTGGCGGCGCACACCCTGACCGCTCGGGCGAGCCACAAGGATCTCGCGAAGCTCCGCATCATTCATCCCGCGCACATTGCCGTCGGCGTCGGGCGTGTAGGCCTCGCGATACCGGCGGTACTGCTTCGCGCTCTCAAACGACGAAGCCGGAAGCCCTCCAGGGTTCACGTCGTTGAAGAGCATGTTCACGGCGCGGACGTTGTGAACGTCCGCCGTGACCGCCGACCTGTCGCCCGAGATGTTGCGCGCGAAAATGCTCGGCTTGGGGTTCTGCGCCAGGCTGATCTCGCCCTCCAGAAGCCCGCGCGTCAACGCTGGGTGCTGGTCGTAGATCATGCCGTAACCGGATCCGGGGCCGGAGGCCGCCTGCACGCTGGCAGCATCCACCGGCAGCGAGCGCGCCATCCGGTTCTGCAGGAAAGACGAATTGAGCACGTTCTGCTCGGTGTCGGTCCTTGGGCTGGTGCCGGCGATCGCCTGGGCTTCCTGCCGGACGCGGCGGATAGCCTCCTCATGCGAAGCGCCCGACTCGCGCAACGCGTCATAGACGGGGCGCATGTTGTAGAACTCGCCGGCACGCGCCGATGCAATCTGGGCCGGCGTCGCGCCTGGCACATTCTCGCCGCGCATCAGGCGCGCAATGGGGGCCAGTTCGCCCACAATGCGATCCATGACCGGGCCGTAGTTAGCGGCCAAATCACTCGCCACACCGGCACCAGCGCGAGCCCCCGGCAGCTGCTGGCCAGGGGCGATGTTCTCGATGCGCAAGGCGTCGAGATCCCGCCCCGAAGTAGCGGGGCCAGCCTCCAGCGGGCGATCAAAGCGCGCCGGAGCGAACAGCTGATCCTCCGCGCGCGGCTGCAGCCGCTGCGCCACCGGCAGCTGCATCTGAGAGGCCCGGAAATCAAGCACGCGCTGCGAAAGCTCGTTCGCCCGCTCGAGGTCCGCCCCCTCCAAGCGCGGCACGCCCGCGCCAGGCTGCGGAGCCGTGGCGCGCGCCATCGCTTCGTCTGGCGTCATCGTAGGCTGGGGGCCGCGCGCGCGAGCCGGCGGAGGGTTGTTTCCGCCAATCACAGCCCTCGGGTTGGGCGACACCGCGTCCACCACCCGCTGCACGACGTTCCGCGCCCCGCGCGCCACCGCATCACCGCGGCCCGCCTCGGCCTCGCCCGGCTCCATGGCCAGAAGACCACCGCCCGCCGCCAGCGCCGCGCGGCCAGCCGCAGGCGCAATGCGCCCCAAAGGCCCCGCCGCCATCAGCGCCACGTCGGCGGGCGTCTGCGGCACCAGAAAGTCAATCGCGCCCGTCATCAAGCCCGCGCGCCCCGCCACGCGGTCAGCAGACGCCGCCGCCATCTCCGGCGACATGCCCCGGCTCACGGCGTAGTCATACGTCTGCTGCCGAATGCGCCCCGGCGAGTCCATGAAATACTGGTAGGCGTCGCCCACCGCCTGACCGGCGCGGCCCAGAAAGCCACTGACGCCAGGCGCAGAGGCCCGCGCAGTCCGGAGGCGCGCCTCGCGCTCGGCTGCGCTCTCTATCCCAAACAAGCCGGCCATGCCCCTACTCCTCCTCCTCGGCGCTCATGTCCTCGTAGGAGCCTTCCTCATCCTCGCCGTACTCGCTCTCGTCGCCTTCCTCGTCAGCCCCCTCGTCCTTAATCGGGCCGCCGGTAATCCACGCGGAGCACGTCCGCGCCGCCGCGCACTTGAAGTCGAAGATTTCGCAGAAGCCCAGGTCGCCCGCCTCGACGACCTCCATCGCGTCCTCGCCTGCGTCCTCCGACATCCCGTTCTCGATGCACTCAAGCATGCGAGACGTCTGGTTAAAGGCGCCGCAGTTGCCGCAGCGCATCGTCTTCGCCTCCGCCGCCGGCACGTCCCAGCGCGCCGCCATGCGCCGCCAGTACTGGTCATTCGGCTCGGCAGGGTTCATCGGACCATAGTCCGCCTTGTCGATCGCGCGACCGCGATTGCGCAAGTTCAGCGTCAGGTCGCCCGTCGCCGCGGGACACGCTTCGCCGTCTTCGTACTCGTCCATCATGACTTCGCCTTCCGCGACGCACGCATGTTGTCGACGGCGTTCGGGTAAGGCCGCCCGGCCTTCTCAGCCATCCGCTTCGCCGCCGCCTTGCGCGCCGGGGTCAACTTCCGATCGCCCTTCGTCGGATCGGGGGTCTTCCAGACGGGCTTCTTCATCAGGCCTCCCCCTTGTTGCGCGCCGAAATGGCACGCGCCTTCGCCTTCGCGTCCGCCTTGCTCGAGGCGCCCCAGGCCCGCAAAGACAGCAGCAGCCGCGTCGGCTCGCCATCCTTGTACTCAGGCCCCGGCATAGCCCCCATCCGCGCCAAGAAAGAAGCCCGCCGCGGGTTGTCGCCAGACTTCACAGGCGCCTTCAGATCCATGCCCTCGGCGCGCGCAGACGCCCGGCCCTTGGCATTCAAGCCGCCCTTCGGGTTCTTGCCCTCTTTGCGCTGCCAGGCGGGCGTCTTCACAGGGAACCCCGGAAGCGCCGCAGGTAGTCCTCAAACACCGGCAGGGGCACGAACGCATCCGAAGGACGCGAGGCCATCGGCGGCATCGCCATAGGCGCAGGCGGCGGCCCATACGGATTCGCACCGCCACCCAGCAGCCCAGGAAACAGCTGCGGCACGACAGGCCCACGCGCGGCGATCGGGACGTACTCCCCCGTCAGCAGCGGCGCGGCGGGCGCCACATTCCGCAGCGCGTAGTTCGACCAGGCGCTTACCTGCGGAACAGGCAGGTTCCGGTTCCGCTCAAGCATGTCCAAAAACTCGCGCGAAACCAAAGGCCGCGGGGGGGCCGGAGTGCTTCCACCACCACCACCACCACCACCACCACCACCACCGCCGCCACCGCTATCGGTGCCGCCGC